GACATCTACATTGAGCCAGTTATTTATGAAAGCTACTTGACCACTACTGACTTGATAGCTCGCATGGACCAGTTAGGAATTGAGAAGACCATCAACATACTAGCTGACTACTCAAGGCCTGAGACTATAGCTGAAATAGACAGAGCTGGATATTACATTGAGAATGCTAACAAGGTAGTCAAGCAAGGGATAGATAACATTAAGACCTTTGGTGTATTCTGTGAAGACCATCCAGCTATCAAGAAGGAATACGAGAATTATAAGTGGAAGAAAATAGGTGACACAATCACAGATGAGCCAGTCAAACTTTGGGATGATGCTATGGATGCAATTAGATACGCTGCAACATACATCAAGAAGGAATACTTCACAGATGACAGCTATCTATCCTTCTAATTGAATTCTAATAAAAATACAATATAGGTATGGCACAAACAATCATAGCACAGCCTCAGGACTTCACTCCAGCTTATAACGAGTGCAAGTTTATCATTGACTCTACTAACAAGAATAAGTCAGGCTTCAGATACATATTTGAGGTGTTTGACTCAGTGACTAATCTAAGGATAGGATACTACAAAGCACTACCTACATTTGGCACTGGCTATGGTGAGCAAGATTTATCTAAGCTACTGAGCAACTCAGTGAGCTTTGACTTCAATCCTTCAATCACTACTTTCTATGATGCATCCAATAGTTACTTTGGCTATGATGTTAAGTTTGGTGAGGAGTATATCTTTGACATGAGCTACACAGCATCACTTACAGATAATGGTGGTAATGTACGCATCACAGCTACTCATCCATTCCAAGTAGGTGACCAGGTGAATATCACTCAAGCTGATGGTGGAGTAGCCAATCCTGGTGTTGAGGGACTTCATACTGTGATAGCTATAACTGGCACCACTAACTTCACAATCAATGCTCTATGGTCAGGAGTAACAGATGCTACTATCAATGGAGTTGTTGAGTATGCTGATAAAAGAAAGACTATAGACTTAGACATAGAGTCAACACTTGACAAATTTGTCTTCAATGGTGTATATTCATGGCTTGAGTTCCCTTACTGGGATGAGACTGACTATGAGCTTGACGGTACTACTAAGGAATGGTTAACAGACCAGCCTCAAGAATTTAGCTCAACACCTGGTCAAGATTTATGGTTAAACATGCGTGGCTTTGGTGTTGCACCAGCTGGCAAGGTATACTTTCAAAATGACAATGGAGATTTATTCTCTAAGGTGGTAGCTGGTACTGAGACTATCAAAGGTGTGGCAGTTGGTCCTAATAACTATGGTTCACTTACATTGATTAGTGGCACAGCTCCATTGGTAAAGAATGACACTAAGAGCTATGAAGTTTGGTATGTTGATGGACTTACACCAACACAAAAATCAATCAAGTACAAGGTAAACATAGACAGACGAATGTTAATCTCTGAAAGTCACATTGTGTTCTTAGATAGATTAGGCTCATGGAGTAGCTTTGCATTTCAGCTTAAGAGCTATGAGAGAGGCAACATCAATAGACAGACTTACAATCAAGATGTACCTGGTGCAGTTGTTGATGGTCAGTGGGGATATAAAAGTTATGAACAAGGTACAGTTAACATAAACACTGAGGTCACTAAGACATTTGACTTATCAACCAACTTTATGACAGAGGAGGAGGGTGTATACTTTCAGCAGTTGCTGACATCACCACAGACTTACATCAAGAATGTACTCTATCGCATCACAGAAGATGGTGCTGTACTATTCGATGAGGCTGGCTGTATAATTCACGTGCCTGAGTCAACTGAGTATGTCAGCTGTAATGTTTTGACTAACAACTTTGAAGTCTATCAGCAACGAAATAAGAATCTAATCAAGCAATCTATTCAAGTAAGGATAGGTAACAACGACACAATCAATGGTTAAAATAGTTCTACCTAATGGAGTGCTTGATGTATCAGAAAATCTTGCACTACCTATCACATTCAGTGTTGGTGACATTAGAGATCTATCCTCACGCAAGGGGACATTCTCTAAGACCATCACATTAGCTGGCACTAAGAATAACAATGACCTACTTGGTCACTACTATGATGTAAACATACAAGCTGGCACATTTAACATCAACACACTAACAAAGTGTCAAGTCATTCAGAATGGAGTACCTATTTTAGATGAGGCACTATTGCAGTTGGTAAGTGTCAACAAGCTACAAACTAACACCAGGTATGAAGATGAGGTAACCTATGAGGTACTAATCAAGGATAGTAGAGCTGAGTTCTTCACAGCTATCACAAATGCTAACTTGACTGACTTAGACTTCTCAGACTTAGATCATGTGTTTAGCTCTACTAATATTGCATCATCATTCAGTAACACTGTGGTGGATGGTTATAAGTATGTCATGCCGTATATCAATAGCAATGACTACAATGCAAATGACTTCAAGCCAGCAATCTATGCTAAGACTTACTTTGATAGAATCTTTGCTGTGGCTGGTTTCACATACACCTGGAATGATTTAACATCAGCTCACTTTGATAAGTTGTTAATTCCTTACAATGGTGACACTAATGATCAAGATTATGCTGACTATAGAGTAGAGGCTACCAACACATGGACCACAAGCTATGTGCAACCTACTGGATATAATAATACATTTGAGGAGCTTATAGATTCAGGATGGTCAGAGGTTATAGATGCACAGAATATCTTTGATCCTACTACTGGTGAGTATTCAACACCATTTAGTACTAATGCTGTGGCTAGTGAGAATTACTCCTATGGCTTAGCAATTGGTGGAACTATAACATTAGAGAACACAAGTGGAGGTAATGCTAGATTGAGAACACCAGGTACTTTCTTAGATTTTGGATATAAAAAATATAGAGTATATGCTAGAGTACAAGTAGCTGGTAACACAAATGCTATCATTGTGTATGGGTCAAGTGTTATTGTTAATTACTTTACTGGCTCACCACTACCTAATGGCAATACTACTATCTTATCATTCTCAGACACCTTGACTATTCCAGCAGTTGTCAATGGTGTAATATTAGGAATCACTGCATCAGATATTCAGATTCTTGAGATAGGTGTTGAGATTTATCCTGTATACAGTTATACTGATGATACGCAATTACCTTACAACACTTTATGGTACACATTTGCTGGGACTCCTACATTAGCACCAGTTAATGTAGTGCTTGACTTGATATCTATTAACATGGTGATTCTACCTAGCAACAACATACAAGTAACTGGTAGTACACTTAACATCAATCAATACGTACCAAAAGAGATAAAACAGTCTGACTTTGTTAAGTCTATCCTACAGATGTACAACTTGTATGTTGAGCAAGATGTTAACAATCCTTACAACCTAATCTTAAGACACAGAGATGAGTACTATGACTCAGGAGCTGAGAAGGACTGGAGTAGAAAGTTAGCTAAGGATAAGGACCAGCAGTTAATATTTTTGCCTGACTTAACTAACAAGAAGCTCAAGCTCACTTATGCACCTGACACAGATGAGTTCAACACAATGTACACTCAAGCTACTAGTGAGATTTATGGTCAGCTAGAGTATACCTTTGACAATGAGTATGTGAAGGATGTATCTACTCAGGAGTTGATATTTTCTCCGACACCAGTATTCTTGACATCATTCGGAGCTTATGTACCAGCTATCATTGGTGCATCACCAAACACTAACATCCGCATCTTGTATGATGGTGGCTTGCAATCATGTCAGCCATTTGACATCTTAGACTTTGGCACTACTGGAGAGTTTGGCTTGACTGACTATCCAATGTTGGGACATTTCGACAATGCGTCGACACCTAGCTTTGATATCAACTTTGGCACTAATGACTTTTACTTCTATGAGCCTATATCACTGACAGCTAACAACCTATACAACCTATACTGGAGAAGAACAGTCAATCAGATTAATGTAGGAAAAATGTTGATAGCTTACTTTGACTTAACTGAGCTAGACATCCAATCACTTAAGCTGAATGATAAGATTTATATTGATAACTCCTGGTGGAATATCAATAAGATTCAAGACTACAATGGTAACCAACGACAGCTTACAAAGGTAGAGCTAATCAGTATTGACACTGAGATAGACCTGGCACCATTTAAGACTGGCTTAGGTAGGCCATTTGGTGATGTAATGATAGGAGTAGGTGTTGACGCATTGGTAGGTAGAAATACTTTCAATAACAATGTCATCTTACCAGGTGCGAATGCTCAAGTCTTTGGTAAGGGCAACGTGGTCACAGCTGGTACAAAAGGAATCATAGTAGGTGATGGTCAGACATTGAGTAACGATGGTATGGTTATAAACAACCTAACAGTCACAGGCACTATCAATGGAGCTGTGGTGGCACCATTTAAGAAATATGTAGCTTTGATTAACCAATCAAGCACAAATGCTCCTACAGCAATAGTATTAGAGAATACATTTAGTGAGGTTCCTACATTCTCAAGAACTTCTACTGGAGTCTATAAACTAGAGTTGATTGATTCCTTCACACTAGATAAGACATTTATAGTAACTGGCTCAGCTGATGTTAGTGCTGGGGGTGGTGACTTTGCTACAGTAATTGCTAGAAGGTTTGATGAGGATACAATCACTTTGTATACTTATGACAATTTTACACCATCAGATAATATGCTTGTTAACACATCAATAGAAATTAGAGTTTATGAATGAAGTTGAGATACCATTAAAGATAACTGGCATAGGTGCCATAAAAGCTGAGTTAAGAGAGTTAAAGGGTGCTATTGCTGATGCAACTGATCCAGAACAAATTGCCCAGTTATCACAGAGAGCTGGTGAGCTGAAAGATAAACTATCTGATGCTAATGAGGCTGTGAATAACTTTGCTACTGGTTCTAAGTTTGAACAAGTCAGCAACTCATTAAGTGGTATCAAGGACTCATTGCTATCCTTAGACTTTGCTGAGGCTCAACAAAAAGCTCAAGTTTTTGCAAGTGCATTAGGTAGTGTTAATCCAAAAGAGATAGCTGCAGGATTTAAAAACTTTACTGGTGTTATTAAGACCATGGGTGGTGCATTTGTTAAGTTAGGAGTACAGATACTAGCTAACCCTATATTTCTATTGGTAGGTGTAATTGTAGCTATAGTTGCTGCAATAGTTATTTTCTTAAATAAAATAGGAGTACTTGAGAAAGTCCTTAGTGTTCTTATGGCTCCAATCAATGCACTGATTAATGGCTTCAAAGCTCTGACAGATTGGTTAGGATTAACAGATAATGCAGCAGAAGAAAATGCTGAGGCAGTTAAGGCCGCATCTGAGTCAAATATCAAAGCTATTGAAAAAGAAATGGAGGCTAGAAAAGGCTTATATGATGTGACCAAAGATTTAAGCCTTGAAGAAATATCATCAATAGAGGATCAGTTAGGAGTAGAGATTGACAGATATGCTACATTAGAAGAGTTACAGATTGAAGAGGAGAGAAGAAAGCAACAACAAAGACAAGATCAAATTGAGGCAATGGGTGAGCTTGCTGAGATGGATGAGGAGCAAACCAAAGAATATCTTAAGTTAAAAGATGATGAGGCAGCTGCTATTAACAAGATTAACCAGTTAGCTATCCAGCAAGCTAACAATAGAAAAAAGTTAGCTCAAGATATTAATCATCAGATTGAAATGCTAAATATTAAGCAAATCAAGGATGAGACTGAAAGGTCAAAAGCTATCTTAAAGATACAAGAAGCTGAGGCTATTGCTAAGTTAAAAAGACAAAGAAGAGAAGCCTCAAGATTGGATGACTGGGAGACAGTTGCTAACATTGATAAATTGATATTATTAACTCAAAAAGACTTTGAGCAACAAAGAACTGAATTAACAACTGCATCCAATAAAAAGAGAGTTGAAGACAATAAACAAGCAAATGCTAAGATAGAATCTGCACAAGATAAACATCTTAAAGCAATGCGTGCTCAGTTTAAGATTGACCTGGATAAAGCCGTTATTGATGGTAAGACAAAGCTAGAGATTGACCAAATGAAAATTGACCAAATGGTTAAGGAATCTAAGGAGCTTGAAAAGTTAAACATCAAGAAGACTAAAATCTTTGCAACTGAAATGGACAGAGCTACTGCAGTCTCAGCAATGAATGCTCAGATTAAACAAGCTATTGACCAATTAGAAGCAGATAAAATAGCCATAGCTGATAAAGATGCTGTATCAAGAATTAAGACATTGATGTTAGAAGAACAAGATGCTACTAAAAAACTTGAGATTCAAAAGCAATTAATTGAAGAGGAGAGAAAACAAGCTGTAGCTGGTAAAGATTTAACTGAGCAACAAATTAAAGAAATCAATGCTAAGGCAGTTGAAGATACTAAGGCTATTACTAACCAACTTATAGCTATTGAGAATGATAAAAATGCTAAGATTCTTGCAGCTGCTAAATTAGTTCAAGAGACAAAAATGTCACAAGAGCAATTTAATCTTGATAGGTTTAAAGGCACAGCTGAGCAACAGATAACTGCACAACAGTCATTCCTTGCAACAGAGTTAGCTACATTAGATTTGCAACAAACAGCTGAACTTGCTGCACTTGATTTGTCAGAAGCTGAAAAAGAAGCTATCAGAGAAAAATATAGACAAGCTAGAATAGTTGCTGAAGAAACAACCAAAGAGAAAATCATTGATATTGAAGAGCAAGCAAATGCTAAGATTTTCAACATGATAGATCAAGGCTTTGAAACTGCAAAACAAGCGGCTAATGCTATTGCATCAGTCAATGCTATTGGTATTGGTAAGAAACTTAAAGATGTTGAGAAGGGAAGTAAAGAAGAAGAGAAGCTATTAAAGAAACAATTTGAACAACAAAAGGCTTTCAATTTAGCAATGGCTGCTATCAATGGGGCTCAAGCTATCTTAGCTATTTTATCAGTTCCTGACTTTACGCTAGGTATTGCATCTGGGATAAGAATAGCGGCATCAGTAGCGGCAACTGCAGCATCTATTGCAGCAATCACAAGTACATCATTTGAGGGTGGTGGTAGTGCTCCAAATCCTGACACAGCTGGAAGTAGTTCAGCAGTCAATAACAGCTTACAAATGGCTACTCCTAACCTATTTGGTAACAATAACAACTTCAATAATGTTGGTGGAGCTAACCAAAACAATGACGAATCAACTCCTAACTTCACAGTCACAGCTGTAGTTAGTGAGACTGAAATGACATCAACACAGAATAGAGTTAACAGAATCCAAAGAAACGCAGAATTATGAACAGTTATCAAGCACTAATAAACAAGATTGAAGCATTTTATAACGATCACCTACAAGTTAAGAAAGTAGGTAGTGACTTCAATGAGCAACTTCCTAACTTTGCCACTAAAGATGAGAGGTATCCTTTGGTTTTTATCACTCCAATTGTGGCATCTACTACAATGGATGTAAACACTATCAGCTTAGAAGTATATTGCTTAGATATCATCCAAAAGGATAGAGCTAACATCACAGTGATATTGTCAGACTGCCATCAGATATTGGTAGACTTAATCAACTATTTCAATTTTAGTGATGATTATTCCTTTGATATTGTTGGATCACCATCAATCACTCCATTGAATAATCAGCTACTTGACTATGCTGCAGGATGGGTGATGACATTAGATGTTGACATAAGTAATTGGACCAATTGCCAGGTGCCTCTTATAACTAATTTACCAGGTTAATACAATATAGGTATGGCACGTAGACAGAAGATATCACAGATGAATCCGAAAGGAGCTAACCTACAAGCTACAGATTTGCTTGAGGTAAGTGTACTTACTGGCACTGGTTATGACACTTATTCCATAACTGGTCAAGAGATTATCAATGCTGGTGGCGGTGGTGGTAGTCAGAACTTACAGCAAGTTACTGATATAGGTTCCACTACTACAAATTCAATTACAATAACTTCAGGAGTTAACGAAGCTACTACAGTTAGTGGAATAGATATAAGAACAGAGAATACATTAGCTAACACTCATGTCACATTGAGAGATACTGGTGAAATAGCTTTGAGAACTGGAGCTGAAGAAAGCTCACTACAGAATACAAATGTTAGCAATCCTGGTGTTATTCTTGAATTTCCTGATAAAACAACTGGGAGCTACACTATAGCAACTACATCAGATATACCTGTACTAAGTGACTACATGACTAAGGCAGTTTATGACCCTGACAATGATGGAATAGTTGAGTCATCACGCAAAGAAATGGTAGGAGTTATCAATAAAACTGGAGCAACTGTAGTAAAAGGTTCTATTGTTTATTTAAAATCTTCAAGCTCAAGTGGTACTTATCCTGAGATATTGTTAGCTGATGCAGACACTGAGGCTACAAGCTCAAAAACATTAGGAGCAGTTTATGAAGATATTGCAAATGATGCTACTGGCTTTGTTGTAACAAGTGGAGAGGTAAACAACTTAGACACCACAGCTTATTCAATTGGTGATAAATTATGGCTTAGTCAAACAGCAGGACAAGTAACAACAACACCCCCAACGCAACCAGCTCACACAGTATTCATTGGTACAGTTACACGATCACAGAATACAAATGGTCGTATCTTATATGCTATACAAAATGGTTATGAACTAGGAGAGTTACATGATGTATTATTAACTGCACCAGCCAACAATGAAACTTTGGTTTATGAAAGTTCAACTTCACTTTGGAAAAATAAACCTATCCTAACGGGTTTAGGATGGTTTAAAACAACTGTCACAACAAATTACACTTTAACTGGCACAACATCTGAGACTATTGTTAGTTCTACTCAGTTAGCTACTTTGAGCAATGGCACTATCTTTAAGATTAATACTTTAAGAATCACAAAAGGTGCAGTTGCTGGAAGTACTATTAGAGCTTATCTAAGTCCTAATAGTAATAATCTAAGTGGAGCAGTTCAGATACTTTCAACTGGTTCTACTATTGTTACTGGTACTAGATTAGCTACAATAAGTAGAGTATTTGAGATTGAAGGTGGTAACATTAAAGGATTGAATGCGGCCACTGGAGTTATCAATGACAATGGCACAAGTACAGTTGTGGGCTTAGATGCTGCACTTCCTTCAGGTACTTTATATCTAATTGTAACTTTTACAAATTCAGCAGTCGGTGAATCAACTACTCAAGAGCTACTAGACATCTCTAATTTTTAAGCTATGTACACAATTATAGAAACTACTACCAATAAAGTCTTATTTGCTAAATTTGATAATGAAGTGTTAGAAGGTCAAACAGCTATTGAACAAATTTGCACACTTGATAACCCTGAGCAAAAAGATATTTATTATAATTTTGAAACCAAAACATTCTATATCTAATGGCATACGCAAAAAATGGTGAATTCAATGTGCTCTATCCTACCAGGAGAAGGATGGCTAACATACTTAAGAGAATACTTAGGAATGATATAGTAGATGGTCAAGGGACATTGGTAGAATCTATCAGAATTAATGCTAAAATCACCAGCTTTGAGAAGCTAGAAATACAGATAGTAGCAATGTACTACTTTATTTTCCTTAACAATGGTGCTTTCTTATGGAATGGTGGTGTCATTACTCCTAGAGACTATGTTAACACCTTTACAAATGAGCTAAACAACTCAGGAATCACAGCAGAAATATACTCACAGTACACAGAATGGCTAACAAAACGTTATCCAATGCTTAAAGTGGCTGAGATACTTGAGAAAAATCAAAGAATAACATACACATTTGAGGCACTTGATCCACCAGAAGGATTCAAAGTAGGCTATCCATTAGATGTTTAATTCCTTCTTCATGGCTAACATGTTGAAGGTCATGATAAGTGGTAGGTTAGTGACTTCTTCAAACTTAGTGAGGTCTTCATTGCATAGAGAATAGATTAATCTTTCCCATCCCCATTTTAACTGACTCTTTTCTTTTTGTATTTCTTTGGCCTCTTCACTATTGGTAGGTCTTACCTCATCATCATCCTCAGCAGTATTGTCATGGAATAAGTTACCATAGGTATCCATGAAGTTCTCTCTAAAAGATATGAACTCAGGAATAATTCCATAGATGTCATTGATTTTATACTCATCAAATAGCTCATGTCTATCTCTTGGACTGAAAGCATACGGCTCATAAATAGTCACACCCCATTCATTGGTAGACTTTTGCCTATACATAATGGATGCAATGTGACCAATGTGCTTATTGTAGTCTTTTGAAAAGTAGAACTCAAGGTCAATATACTCACCAATGGTTAACTTATCTAGTGGCTTATAATGATAGTCATCAAGCTGTCTCTTAAAGTTCTTAGATGGCTCTGAATTAATGTACTTAATATCAGCCAGCATCACAGTGACCTCTTCAATATCTAAGTCTTCAATGTCCTCAGAGTTAATGTCTGCTAGTGCAGCGAGAATCTCAATCTCTCTACTGAATACTTCTTGAATACTGTATAAGTCTCTGACCTCTTTATATTGGAATACATCAATCTCACTCCATGATTTCGGTAGGTACATCCTTTGGCATTTGTTTAGATAATTTCTGACCAATTTCAACCAGGTATGGGACTGCTAACTCAGCTTTTAACTCTCTAATCATTTTAGCTTTTAGCTTTATGTGTGCATCTACATAGTGCTCAGCTTTAGTCAAGTCAGTACGTTTGAATAAAACAGCTAATAACTCAGAGATGTATCCTTTGTGCTTGGATGCCATAATTCTCTCAATGTGCTTAGTGTCTTTAACAGATAATTTGAACTGATCCTCAAATGCAACATAAGTGTAACCATCCAATTCTAGTGTGTTCACTAACTCAGGCTTTGATTGAATGTCATTGAAAGCTCTTACTATTTCTTTGAACTCTTCAATCTGTACATCATCAAATTCAATGGTAGGAACTCCTAAGAATTCAAACACTTCTAAATGCTTATCAATTGCATCTAGCTCTACTTTTCCATGAATAGTTGTGATTGTTTCAAACTGCTGTACTGTCAATTCATTCAATTGATTAGGTACTTCTTTACCTAGTATTGTTACCATAGATTTTAATTTTTAACAAATATAAGAAGTTTTACAATATAGGCATGGATAGACCAGTCTATAAAATAACTATTGATGATGACTACGCTGATGGTGAGAACTTAGGCATAGAAATGATTGCTTTTACTTCTAAGCCTGCTATTAAGGTTAAAGGTATGGCTTTCAACTCTAATGTGTTATGGCATTTTAGTGATTCTGTTAAGATGAGGATAGTTGCACCAGCAATGATTCCTATGAAAATTTATAGAATGGATGAGGATGGTGAAGAGTATGATGCTGAATTCTCAGTAGAAGTAATTGAACAAATCCATTCTAAGTTCATGCGTAACCTACAGAACAAAGACATCTTTAACCTGGAGCATGATGCTAGTGAAAAAGTACCAGCATACATCCTAGAGGCTTGGATAGTTGATAGTCCTAAAACTGACAAAGCATTCACTACTTATGGTATTGAAGTACCAAAAGGTACATTGATGTTGAATAGCCAAGTAACAGATAGAGCTTACTATGATGAGCTTGTAGAGTCAGGACAAATTGGTTATTCTATAGAAGGCTTTTTAGGTATGAAATTATCGGAACAAATTAAATTAAATACTATGAAATTACCTGACGGAGAACATCTAATTGAAGGCAAAATCTATGTTGTAACAGACGGAGAAGTTGTTGAGATTAAAGATGTACCTACAGAGATGGAGGCTGAGTTATCAGTTGATCCAGCTGTGGAAGAAGAAGTGGCTGATGCTGAGGCACAAGCTACAGAAGAAGCTGAAACAGAAGAAGTAGCTATGGCTATTGACCCAGCTGTAGATGCTGAAGCTATTATTGCTATTGTGAGACCTTTATTAGAGGAGCACATGAATTCAGTTATCTCTATGATTGCTGCCCTTAAAAATCAAATTGAGGAAAGCATCACAGTAGAGACTGAAGAAGAAGTTGAGTCAGTTGCATTGACTGCTCACGAAAAGTTTAAAGAATTTGTAAAATTTTCAAAATCAAAATAAAATGACACGTAACCTAAAATTCGACCTAGACATCGAGACAAACGCACTTTTATGTGCAAACCCAGATGAGTTTTATTCAAAAGCATACTTATCAAGTCCTGACATTGCTAACAACTTCAGAACTTTACCAGGTATCAAGAGCAAAACTAAATTAGCTAATGTTACTTTTGGTAGCTTATTGCAAGCATCAACTTGTAACTTCTCTGCTCCTACAGATACATTGGATGCAATTGACATTGATGTATGTCCTTTATCAGCTATGGCTCAACTTTGTCAATTTGACTTAGAGCAGTCTTTCTTAGCTTTGCAAATGTCTCAAGGCTCAAATGGTGACTTCACTGTTGCATCTTTCATGTCTTACTACTGGAATGAAATGGCTATGGTTATTGGTCAAGATTTAGAGTTGTTAAGATGGCAAGGTGACATCGCATCAGAAGACGCATTATTGTCTTTGTGTAATGGTTACTTAGTTCAATTGTGTTCTGATGCTAAAATTGCAGCTGGATTGTATTCAGGAGCTATCTCAACATCAAATGTATTGACAGTATTAGAGGCTGTAGTTAACGCTGCACCAGCATCTATTGTACGTAAGAAAGCAGACTTAAGATTGTATGTTTCAACAAATGTAGCTAATGCTTATGAGTTGAAAGCTGCACAAGGTAACACTCAGACTTATGTGACTTTACCATTAGGATTGACTTTCTTAGGAATCAATGTAGTAGTTTGTGAAGGTATGCCTGACAACACTATCGTATTGACTTTGAAAAACAACCTAGTATACGCATTTGATGCAGAAGGTGATTCAAAAGCATTGAAAGCAGTTAACTTGTCTGATTCAGTTGCTGAGCCTTACTTGAGAACTCGTGCTAACATGAAAGCTGGTTTCCACTACACAAACCCTTCTGAGATTGTTGTATACAATGTATGTTTTGACTAGACATTAATACAAGGGGAGTAGTAAGTGCTCCCCTATTTTTAACCTTTAAAACATAAAAAGACATGGCATGTGATGCACTTCAAACCATCCTTAAAAGTTGTGACAACAACACTGGTGGTATTTATAAATTTTACGTCAATCAACAAGATAATGTTGACATGACTACATTGACAGTTGACGCTGCTGATGACTACTTAATTGATAACTTAGACCTAGTAGGTGGAGCTGATCCATTTATTGAGTTTGAATTCAGAAGAAACACATCAAGCTACACTGAAGAGTCAAACATTGACTTAATCAATGGTTCTTCTTTTGTTACTCAGACTATTAACCTAATGTTTCACAGACGTGAGTCAATCAAGTCTAGTGCTATTAAAGTATTAGGTTCTGGTCAGCAGTACTTAAGTGGTATTGTACAAGATGCTAATGGCTTATACTGGTTCTTCCCTTACTTGCAGTTAACTGCTACTGGTGAAGGTTCTGGTACAGCTAGAGCAGATGGTTCTAAGTATTCAATCACTTTGCTTGCAGAGAATGAATTTTTAGCTTACCAAATTGAAGCATCTGTAGTTACAGCTTTGTTAACTCCTGCTCCATAATCTATTCTTCTCCATAGATAAAGAGGCCTTGCAGAAATGTAAGGCTTTTTTTTTAATTAAAATTTTTACTAAGTACAATATAGGTATGATATATCTTGAGAAAGACTCAACCAATAGTTTTGTGCTGACTTTAACAGAGGTCACTACACTATCAAATGCTTACTACTTGTTTGAGTTTGAAGATGAGTTTAACACAACACCTAACCCAATTTACTGGCAAGGTGCTGACACTTCATTGTGGCCCTCAAGATTTAATCTATTCACCATTACTGATCCCTTAGATATTGACTTTATAAAAGGTCAGTACAGATATAAGGTTTATGAAAGCTCTACTCCTACATTAGATCCAACTGGATTGACAATGATAGAAGAAGGCAGAATGGTAGTGGCTGGAGCACAAACTAACTCAATTTATGACTAATGGCTTGGTATAGTAGATTTATAAACAACAACAAAGGACCAGAAGTAGTAGAAGGCTATCAGTCTTTCAGTACTCCATTTGGTAAAGTAGGTGGTGCTAACTTATCACTACCTTATGTCAATGGTAGATACCAGGTGGCTGGCTATATTCCATTTGGTCAGGATAATCTTTTCCCTGAGCTACTTAATCAGCTGTACTATACATCACCTTTACATGGTGCAATAGTTGACTTTAAGACAAATTCAGTTGTTGGTGGTGGTTACACCTTAAGAAATGAAGGAATGACCAATGAGGACAAGCTCAAGCTCTACACCTTTGAGAAAAAGATTAAATTAGGCAAAGTAGATAGAGCTATCTCACAGCAGTTGATAGTACATCACAGAGTATACTTCAAGCTGTGCTACAATAAAAAAAGAGAGCTATATAAAATCTACAATGTGTCACCTGAGAAGGTCAGAGTAGCTAGAGATAAACAGACCTACTTCTTATGTGATGATTGGTCAGCTCGCATTGATGTAACTTCTATAAAAAAGTACCATCCAAGCAATACTGACTCTGAGCAGTTGTATGTGTATGAAGTAATGACATTAGGTCAAGAATATTACTCACTACCACAGTACACCTCAGCTCTTAACTTTGCTTTCCTGAGTGGTGAGCTTTCATACTTCGCAAAAAGTAACATCCAAAATAGTGTCTTTCCTTCCTTTGCTATGATGTTTCCTAAGAGACCACAGTCAGAAGAGGAGAAGTCAATGATTAAGGCTACAATTGATAGGTTGAAAGGTGCGGCTAATGCTGGTAAGGCTGTAGCATTCTTTGCAAACTCATCGGACCAACTACCTAAGATTGAATCTTTACCAACAAATGGCAATGATAAACTCTTTCATGAGGCATCAGCTTTGAACACTGAACAGATTTGTTTTGCTCACACAATTGACCCTATCCTTATGGGTGTTCGCACTACTGGTGCATTAGGTGGTGGAGCTGACATCAAGCAAGCATACGTAATATTTGAGAAAAATGTAGTCATGCCATTAAGAACTCAAGTTGAGGAGATAGTTAATGAGCTTTTAGAGATTGCTAAGATACCAGGTGAATACACTATCAATAACTTTCAAATTATCAATGAGACAATTGTGGAGATTGAAGGTGATGCTAGTAAAACAGCTGATGCTATCAACTCACTATCACCATTGGTGGCTACAAAAGTACTTAATGCAATGACTCCAAATGAAGTGAGAGCTCTTGCATCTTTACCCCCTATAGAAGGTGGTGACGTAATGCCAACTGAAACACCAACACTATGATCTATTTTATAACAGAGACTTACCTTAAGGTCAACACACCAATCACAGCCAATGTAGATGTGACTGATGTTACTCCATACATAGCTACTCAGGCACAGCTTAGAGTGATGCCAATACTTGGGACCACGTACTACAACTATCTACTTGCTGCATACAATGCTCAGACTCTTACAAATGATGAGGAGACACTTGTTACCTTTATTCAGCCAGTAATAGCTTGGAGAAGTGCAGAGGATGCTATCTTTGGCTTGACTTATCAGTTAAAGAACAAAGGACTGCAGACACAGTTTGGTGACTTCTCAGCATCTGTGAGCAGAAGTGAGGTAGCATTTGGAATGGAGCACTATGCACAGAAGGCATCATTTTATGAGCAAAGATTAATCAGATACTTAATAGCTAATAAAGACATTTATCCTGGCTTCACAGATAAGACTAATAGAGACACTGACCTTAGACCAATGATAGATGAGTGCTCTTGTGATTGTGTTGGTCAATGTCATAGTGGATGCCATTGTGGAGGGATGAGAGAGAATGGTTATAATAATTCAATACTTATTTTGTGATGGGATTCAATGAGATAGCTTTTACTATAATAACTATCCTACTATCAGGGATAGGTTACTTTTTAAAGAATGTACATAGTGATATAAAAGCTGTGGTAAGTGAGCAGAAAGAGATCATCGCTGATGTAAGTCATCTTAAAGGTAAAATTGACTTGGTAGATAATGAGGCAAGGCACAGAAGTGATGCTATTGAGAAGATGACACAGCTTGAGATTAAACATTTGGCTGAGCACATTAGTGAGTTGACTCAGTCAGTTAAGAAATTAATAGAAATACAACTAGTAAAATGACACTAAGAGACAGATGGTGTGCCAAAACACCTAATTTTTGGATCAAAGTCCGCAACTTATCAATCACTATTGGTACTATTGGAGCTGTCTTATTGACTTCACCATTCACACTACCTACTATTGTAGTAGAGATGGCTGGATACTTAGTCACAGCTGGCACAATTGGAGCTACACTATCACAGTTAACAGTGCAAAAATGATAGAATTTTTGTTAGGAGCTGCATGTGGGATAACATTAGGAATAATTGTAATCAATTATTATGAATTATAACTGGCTAAAACAAGAGACTGGCCCAAGAATTCTAGTGCAGGCTGTCAGTTTGATAGGTACTAGAGAAATTATAGGTAAAAATCACAACCCTATCATTTTATCCTGGGCAATTGAGCTTGGACTTAAGGCATACACTAATGATGAGATTCCCTGGTGTGGTCTATTCATAGCTTACTGTGCTCACAAAGCTGGTGTTGAGGTAGTAGATGGTCCATTGTGGGCATTGAACTGGGCTAAGTATGGCACAAAAGAAAACACTCCTATGTTAGGTGATGTATTGACATTCAAGAGAGATGGTGGTGGTCATGTAGGCTTGTATGTTGGTGAAGATAGAACACACTACCATGTACTAGGTGGCAACCAAAACAACCAGGTGAATGTGATGAGAATTGCTAAGGTAAGATTGCATCAAGCTAGAAGAACAGCATGGAAAATAGCTCAGCCATCCAATGTAAGAGTAGTAAATTTATCAAGTCAAGGAATAATAAGTAATAACGAAGCATAAATGAAAACACCCAAGAAAAAAAAAGACATTAATATCAACATTGATACTAAGAATGTGGATGTTAAAGTTACTCGTAAAAATGGCACTACAGAGGTTAAAGTAGACACTCCTAAGGTAGACGTAGACTTTCATAAAGAAAGTGACTCTAAGAGCCTTAAAATAGATACAGAGAAGGTAGATGTCCAAGTGAACAATGGAGAGGTTAATGTTGATGTAAATGAGCAGTCAGGCTTTGTAGGAAAGTTAATAAAATTAATTCTCAGAAGAAAAAAATAAGTATATTTGTACTGCATGTATATTGTTTGGTTACAATAACACCTAAGAGGGATGATCTAGTGATAGTTTATCCCTTTTTTTACCCTTGTAAATGTTAAAATATGTTAATTAATTTACATAAGTGAAAATAGTTCTTAACTTCGCTACATAATTATTAACAAAAAACCAAACACATGGAAGGAAAAATCGTTTATTTATTAATACTATACAGCATAGTAGCAACTATAAAAATTTTAACCCTTAAATCAAAGTAACATGCAAAATTTAATTAATCACATCATTCAAGAAGAGAAAAAAAGCTGGGACATGTACCTATTTGTAATGGATCATTTTGGAAAAGAGTCTGAGCCAGCAACAAGATGGAAGTCAATTTGGAATACTTACAACATGATGATTAAAGAATTCAACTTGACTACTCCTACTAGGAGAAGAAACCTAAGTAAATTCAAGCATAAGCAGTATAAAATCATTAAAACTTGTGAGCTATGATTTGCCCTGACTGCAATGGAGAGGGTACTGTAGAGGTACACTACTGCACATTTGGTAATGAAATTCACTACACAGAAGAGGAGTGTGGATGTAACAACGGACAAATTGAAGAACATGAACTTAGCTGATATTGAAAGTTACTGGACCAAGAGAGGTCACTTTAACATCTTACTATACATTAACTACCTAAGAGCTAAAAATGAAAACATACAGAGTCACAATGAGAGACAAGTCCTTCAAGATAGTGAAGGCATACGATCAACAACATGCCATCCTACTAGTGGACAGATGGCCAGAATTAATCTTAAAAATTGAGGAGCTATGAAAAATACACACAGAGTATGGTTAGAGGACTCAGTAGAAGAGTTAGGTGGATTTTGGTGGTATTGTTACCTTGACCACAATGGATGCCTACAAGATGAGAAGTATCATGATGACCTACCAGAGACACCACAATGGTATATTAATAATGGTTATAAAGTAGAGGAGCTATGATTGAATTGGATGTTAAGGCTTTGCAGTTTAAAAGAATTTATTGCAAAAATAAGTTTAGAACAAAGAAAATGAAACAAGCTATTATAGTGATGCGTTTTTATTTTAATAATTGGCCTTTAAAAAATTATAACAGCTATGACACAGAATGAAATCATAAGACAAAGATTTCCTCATGAAAGGACTCAAGGTATAGCTGATGACTTAGGACTAAGCTATTCTCAAGTAGCTAGCAGAGCATCTACAATGGGCCTTAGAAAGACCTTAGAATTTAAACAGTCAGAGTCTTCTGGTAGAACAAATCTCATTGAAGGTGGTAAAAAGTTTAGATTCAAAAAAGGCAACGTACCATTTAACAAGGGCAAAGAAATGCCAGCAGAAACCTATGAGAAAGTCAAAGCTACAATGTGGAAAAAAGGCAATAGACCACACAACTGGAGGCCAGATGGATCTATTGTAGAGAGAAAAGATACTGACCTAAGTGGTAGAGTATATCTGTACTACAAGTTAGCTGATAGCAAATGGATTCTTTACCACAACAAAGTATGGATAGACCACAATGGACCAATACCAAAAGGTAGCTTGATTAGATTCATTGATGGTAACACCAGGAACTGTGACATTAGCAACTTAGAAATGGTATCAATGAAAGATAACATGGCAAGGAATACCATCCAAAGATTCCCAGAAGAAATACAACAGATAATTAAATTAACAAGTAAACTAAACAAGAAAATCAATGGCAAGAAACAAAATTAGTGATCTACGTGACCACATGTTTGCAGCATTAGAAAGACTTAATGATGAGTCTTTAAGTAATGAACAGATAAAAGAAGAGGTAGATAAGGCAAAAGCTATCAGCTCAATTGGATCTGTGATAATCAACTCAGCTAAGCTGGAGGTAGACTTTATCAAGGCTACTGGAAGGATAGACTCAGACTCTGACATCTTTAAGAATATTGACTCAAAGAAACAACTATCATGAAACAAACAGCAGTAGAGTGGTTAATGAGTAAACTTCAAGATATTAACCCAACTCAAATAGAATGGCATGAAGCTATTGAACAAGCTTTAGAATTTGAAAAACAAAAAGAACAACAATTAAATAAATCTTTAGCATTTTGTAGATTGTTTATTGAAACGTGTGAAGGTGGTATGCCACACGATAGAGATTTAAAAAGTCAAGCCATTGAAGTAATTAACAATTCTAATTTAGATTAAAATGAAAGCAACGGAATTAAGAATTGGGAATTATTATTATGGTTGTTCAAGAAAACAATTAGAAATTGTAACTGGGCAAACTATTGCACAGAGAGAAAGTGGAGAACTACCTTGTATGAAAGGAGTTCCACTAACTGAAGAATGGTTGAAAAAATCAAAGTTAAATTTTGAAAAGTTAGGCTATAAAAGTTTAGGAGTATCATTTGGTGTGACAACATTAGAGATACATTTTGTTATTGGAAACTATTACAAAAAAATTAAATACTTACATGAACTTCAAAACCTATATTTTGAATTTACTAACGAAGAATTAACCTTTAAAACAGAATGAGATGAAACAAACAGCAGTAGAACAATTTATAGAACAACTTGAACAGCAAGGTGATTCTTGGGAGAATGCAAGTATTGGCAGAATTAACATTTCAATTAAAGTTGAAGATTATTTGAAATTAATTCAACAAGCCAAAGAAATGGAAAAGGAAAATACTATTGACTTTGCTGAAACTTGCTTACAAAATAACAGTTGTTTTTTTGATATAGAAGAACATTATAATAAAACCTTTAAATCAGAATAAAATGGATATACTAAAATTAAATAATGAAAACTCAAATGTTTGTACCTTATGTGGTTCGCATAGAGTTGAAGAAGCTGATAAGATAAATAATCATTGTTTAGATTGTGGTGATATAATACCAAAATACAAATTATTTATTTCAAAAAGACTTGACAAAATAGAGTTTGATTTTGATAAAGGAAATTTTTACATAAACAATAATGAAGCAAAACAATTAATTGAATTTTTAACAGAACAAATAAAAGACAAATGATAGAAGATGTATGTTTAACTGTGTTTGCAGTCAGTTGGTTAATTTTTATTTATAAACTAATAACAAGAATAAAATGAAACAGACAGCAGTAGATTGGTTAGAAAAAGAGTTAACATTGCCTGAATATGGAGACAATCCGAATTGGGTAAAAGTAGCTATACAAAAAGCCAAAGAAATGGAGAAGGAGCAGATACTTAGAGCTCATAGTAATGGATGGAATAATGGAACACAAGGTAATTTTATTACCCCACATGAATACTACAACGAAACATTTAAGAAAGTATGAAAAGAACAATACTAAAACTTCAACACAAAGAGAAAGAAGACTTGTTTATAGTAGTTAGTGGTGGAGTAGCTGATGCTTATGATGTGTCTGAGAAATACAAAGGTAAGGGATACAGCATTAAAGAAATTACACCAGCTCAGATATGCATCTTTCAAAATGAGAAATGTCCTATAATTACTGAGCACTTAAACTACTACACTATTTTTCATAATCAACAAGAAATCAAAGTCACATCAACACAAATAGAGATATTATGATTGAGAAATTAAAATACATGATTAAACTTTACAACCTGACCACCAGCTGTAGAGATAGAGACTTAATCTACAAGAGAGCTTATGTTTATTCTGAGCTCCAAAAATTAGGAATGAATCTGTCAGAGATTGGTAGATTGATGGATAAGCACCATGCAACTGTCATCAATGGACTAAAAGTGGACAATCAATTCCAAAGTTGTGACAGAATTTATGATGATGCTATAGCACCAATTAAAGACTATCTTTATCCACCAGTGCAACTACCTAAGTACTCTATCTTTGAGGATGTTATCAAGTGTAACAACACCACAGATTTAAAGATAATCAAGGATAGATTAGCTAACAATCAGTACATAGAAAGACAGGTGTAAAGTGTAAAGTGTAAAGTGACTTTACAGTAGAGAAATAAAAAAAAAATAAAAAAAAAATTTTAAAATCAGTTTTACTGTAAACTTTACACCTAAAACGGCTACAACCCTTATAGATACTACAAAGTTACTGTAAAGTCAGGTGTAAAGTCACTTTACAGTAGTTTACACCTAATTATTTTTTGTAATCTAAGGAAAATTAGTATATTTGCTGAGTGAAAATTAACAATGCAGAAGGTTAATTAATAGTCACTAGGACATTATTTAAAGCTCATTAGTCAAAAGTGCTGCATCACTGGAGATTAATGGGCTTTACTTTTTTAAAACATTATGCAGAATGGATGAATTACAAGCATTAAATTTTCTAGAGTTTTTTTCAGTTATAACAATTGGTGATAATAAAGTCCCTAATCATAAATGGAAAGAATGTCAATCAGAAAAACTGACAGAAGAACAATTCTTAAAAAATCTTAGAGATACATCTACAGAAGGTATTGGAATAGTCACTGGCTTTGAATCATTAGAGGTGATTGATGTTGATACTAAGGTATTCTCAACTCAATTAGAAAAGGATCAGTTCTGGAAGGAATACTATCAGACTCTTAAAGATAACATCTTAGACTTTGAGAATAAATTTTCAGTCTATGTTACTAAAAGTGGAGGCTATCACATTCTATACAAGTCTAAAAGAGTAATAGGAAATACTAAGATAGCTAAACTTAAAGGACATAAAGAGGCTGTAATTGAAAGTAGAGGTACTGGCGGTTATGTATTTGTTTATCCTGGTAAAAGATATCAGAATACTAAGTCCTATTTTCAATTGCAATTTATCACAGATGAGGATAGACAAACACTTTGGAATTTATCCTCAGCTTACAATCACATTGATAAAGCACCAGAGGAGCCAAAGAAAGAGCCAAAGATATACTCAGATGATGAGGTGACACCTTGGCAAGATTTTAATGATAAAACAGATATCTGGTCTGTTATTCAAGATGACTTCTTTATCCCTACCAATGGACAAAAGAAAGATCACTACCTAATCAAAAGACATGGAGCTACTTCTGCTCACTCAGGTAGTGTGTTCAGAGATAGTGGATGCATGTATTTATTCTCTACCGGTACAGTTTATCCACATGAGAAGCTAATAAGTCCATTTGTAGCTTATGCACATAAGATGCACAATGGTGACTTTAAAGAAGCTACTAAGGATTTGTATGAGCAAGGATTTGGATCTAGAAGAAAGAAAGAGATTGAAAAGGATAAACCTAAGATTGATAAACCTTTGCCTATCTCAGGTATTGATTTTCCATTAGATATATTTCCAGAAGAAATACAGCATTACATTTTAGAATGTAACAAAAAATTAGATGCTAATATTGACTACATGGGATGCAGTTTACTTTGGTTAATTTCAGTTTGTGTTGGTAATACCTATGAGATTGAAGTTAAAAAAGGATGGACTGAGCCTGGTGTAATTTGGTTAGCTGTAGTAGGTAGAGCTGGTATAGGTAAGACTCCAAGTATTGACAATATCATTAAGCCATTGAATGTATTGAACTTCAAAGAGATAAAGAGATATTCTGATCAGATGGAAGTATACAACTACTACAATGATTTAACTAAGAAAGAGAAAGAAGAACATCCTGAGCCAATGAAACCTAAAAAGACTCAGTTTATTGCTAATGATATTACATTAGAGGCATTGGTTGACTTACACCAGGAGTCAGATAATTCTGTAGGAGTATTTAAAGATGAGCTTGCTGGATGGTTTAAAGACATGAATAAGTACAGAGCTGGATCTGATTTAGAATTTTGGCTATCATGTTGGAGTAGCAAGTCAGTATCTGTGAATAGAATGACTAGAAAAGGATCATTTATTGAGAGACCATTCATACCAGTGCTCGGAGGTATTCAGCCAAGTATCTTCAATCAATTTGCTACAGATGAGAATAAGGATAATGGATTTTTAGACCGTATGTTGTTGAGCTTTCCTGATGCAAAGGTTGAAGAATACAATGAGAATGAAATGCACATAGCTGATATCATGTGGTATAGTAACACTATCACTAGATTTTATCAAGGTTTAAAAAGTGCATTTATTAAGCGAGATAATGATGGCAAAATAATCACTAACACAGTTAAATTCAAGCAAGAAGCTAAGGAAGAATGGAAGCGTATCTTTAACAGAATTACTAAGGAGCAAAACAATGATGAGGAGAATGAATATCTTAAGTCAATGTATCCAAAGCAAAAGAGTTACATCCCTAGATTTGCTCTATTAATTCATATATTTTCAAGTAATTTTGATGAGAATGTTAATGTTATTGAAGTCTCTAAAGATAGTATTATTAAAGCTGAAAAGTTAAGCAACTACTTTATTATGAATGCCAAGAAAATAAAGATTGAAGCTGCTGAATTGAAAGATATTAAATCAGCCATGAAAGGAGCTGAGACTACCTATGATAAATTACTTGCTATCTACAAGTCAGATAGTAACTTTAACAGAACAAAAGTAGCTGAACAGCTAGGTATTTCTAGACAGCAAGTAATAAATTTAATTAAAAAAATAGAAGAGAAATGAATAAAAAAATGATGGATCAAATGGATGTCAATGAATTGATGTCTACAGTGTGTACAATAGCCACATTAAAGTATGATGGACACTTTACTATACTATCTTTTACTACTAATTTTAAAGGCTCTTTTGGTACAGTAACTGAAAGAGAGGACATAGAGTCTTTAAGTCCATGTCTAAGTTTAAAAGAATTATTATTACAAATGATATACTTAGAACTATGACACTTCAAGAATTCACTAAGATTTGTATTGACTTAGAAATGAAAGGTCAGAATCATTTATTTTTAGGAGCAACTGAAAAGAAATATAAGAAGAGACATAAGTTGTTAAAATCAAAAGATGTAATTCAAACAGTAACTGAAACATTGCTAGATGACAATGGTATACCATACACTAAGGTGACCAGGGGAACTACTAAAAAAGTAAATGATACTAATGCTATTACTAAAATTATTGAAGACTACATGATAGTAATGTATGGATGTTTAGATGTCAGGAGAGTATCCAGCGAAGGTAGATGGAGAAAAGATGCTAGTAAGAAATCAGGTGGTTTCTTTCTTAAAGGACTCAATAAAGGGATGGCAGACGTGGAAGGTACTTTACCAAATGGTATAAAATTCGCAATTGAATTAAAAGCCAGTAAAGGTGATAGACAAAGAAAAGAACAAATACAGCATCAATCAAATTTAACACAATCAAAAGCTATCTATTACCTATGTAGATGGGTAGACTTTGAAACGTTTCAAAAAGAAATACAACAATTAATTCCAATACAATGACACAAGAAGACTTAGAATTGATTATCTATTGGCAAAAATGGAGACGTGATAATAGTGGTGAATTAGAAATGCCAAATCCTAAAAAAGTAGGGATAGCACTGGATAAAATGATTGAATATTGTGAACTGTGCATGAAATTAAATGAAAAATAGTTGCACAACTAAATAAAATTATTACATTTGTAAACAATTAAATATATATACATGCAAACAGAAGTAACCAAAGTGCCATTGTGGACCAAGATCCATAAGGCAAAGATGAGTATCGGCAAAGTTGTTAAGAACAGCACCAATCCTCACTTTAAAAAGAGCTATGCTGATATTAACGCATTGCTAGAAACAGTTGAGCCTATCCTTCATGAGAATGGACTGCTCCTATTACAACCTATCCATGACAAGATACTGAGCACTCAGATAATTGACATTGAGACTGGTGAAATGATAGAGTCATGGTTGACATTGCCTGACAATATTGATCCACAAAAAATGATTAGTGCAACGACCTACTACAGAAGAGCAACTTTACAATCACTTCTGAGCCTTCAAGCTGTAGATGATGATGGTAACTCAGTCGCATCAGCCACTAAGCCAACTCTTACAGATGACAGATTCAAGGAAGCTCTTAAGTCAATTGAGTCAGGCAAGTACACAGCAGAGAAATTGAAATCAGATTTTAACCTAACCAAACAACAAATACAAGCATTATGAAATGGCATCCATCATCACTAGGAAAATTAATGACTGAGTCACGCACTAAGTCAGAAGTATTGAGTCAGACTACTAAGTCTTATATCGCAAGCAAGGCAAAAGAGGACTTCTTTGGCTATAACTCTTTTATCTCTACCAAAGCAATGCAGAAAGGCACTGACTGGGAGCATGAATCAATTGAGTTAGTCAATCAGATTAGAGATACATTTTATATCAAGAATGAAGAGACTATACAAAATGACTGTCTAATTGGTACACCTGACATTATTTTAGACAATTCAATCATTGACATTAAGACTTCATGGTCCTTAGAGACTTTTCCAGCTATAGCAGCAGAAGGAATCAATAAAGACTATGAATGGCAGTTGAGAGGGTACATGATGCTATGTGACAAGGAATCAGCTGAGTTAATCTACTGCATGATTGATACAGATGACTTTTTGCTTTCTGACTGGGATAATAAATCAATCCACAAAGTATCTCACATTGATCCTAAGAAACGAATCACAGTACTTGAGTATACTTACAGCCAAGAAGATGAGGAGAAGATAGCAGAGAGACTGTACAACTGCACTAATTACTACAATGAATATCTTGAACAATTAAAAAACAAATAAGATGGAAGTACAAATAAACCGCCAGTACAAGAATGAAACAAGGAATCAATTAGTGGTACCTATTCAAGCAACTAAGTACATGGTCACCTATCAAGTGACTCAAGCTACTACAGATAATCCTATCAAAGAATTTAAGTGTAGTACAGATAGATTTTTAAACCTTTATAAAATAGCAAAATGACAGAAAAAGAATTTTACCAAAATGCAATGATTGCTGCAATGCAAGGATTGTTATCAGCAATCGGAAATGGCTATGCGGCTGAGTACGTACAACCTCACTCAACTGTAGCATCTATGGCTGATGAGTATGCAAAAGCTCTAACAATAAGAGCAGAGATTGAAATAGCAAAAATGAGACTTGAAAATTCATTCCCTGAAAAAATAGTATAGAGGCTCGGCAAAAGCTCACAAATAGGCTCTGGTAAGCCAACCCCTCCTAAGTTAAAACCTGGGAAGTTAAAACTGATGTGAATAACAAGGAGGGGTTTTTTAAGTAATTAATAACAAATAATATGGATAAAGATTTTAAAAAGTCAGTAGACTTATGGATTGAAGGACAAGAGTTTGCAATTGAAGAGCTACACCTAAGAAAAAAATTTGTAATTGACAATATGGAGATAGGTAAAAAACTTCTAAAGAATGTAAAGAAAGCTATCAAGCATGAAGAGAAACAATTAAGTGATTATATCAAAAACAAATAACATGAATCAACACACAACAACAGGAACAGTTATAAGTAAACTGCCATTCAAACAAGTATCTGAAAAGTTCAAGATACAAGAATTTATCCTTAAGGTAGGAGATGAGAAGTATCCTCAAGAGGTGAAATTTCAATTAGTCAATAACAATACTGAGCTACTAGACTTTATCCAGGTGAATGAACAAGTAGAGGTGACATTCGAGCTGAGAGGTAGAGAATACAATGGCACACACTATGTAAGCTTAAATGCTTTAAAAGTTATCTCAAAACTATTCTAATGGAAAAGCTAAAAATGTTCGGAATCTGGGCTGTAGTATGCCTAATCTGGGTGATATTTGTAGCTCTATTCATGTATGGTGTTGATATGATGTTTGGCACCATTGGAGTTATAGTAGTATTTGTCTTAGTGTTTATCTACTATGTTTATAATCTTTACAAATTATGGTAAGAACAATCACAATCTATCTGAGAGAATTTGACTCAAACATAAAGACCTGGATGATTGAAGAGATACAATCAAGAATTAATAACAGGTATAAACAGAGTCACATAGCTGAAGACATAGGAGTCACAAACACACAAATGTCAAGATTTCTAAACGATCACAAAGTATCTGAAGACTTTTACATCAAATGGTTTAATTGGTATCAAAAGCAAGGGAGTTAACAGCTCCCTTCTGTTGTTTATAAATAATTACTAACTTAGCAAAATGATAGCATACATCACTCCATTAGTAGTATCTTGGTGGTTCACTAACTTTGAGCCCATTCAGAACTTCATTGATAAATTCATTCTACCTGACTGGCTACACACAGCTCTTGGATGCTGGAAGTGTATGTCATTTTGGTCAGCATTAATCTATTCACAATCATTAACTGTAGCATGTGCTACTTCACTCACTGCCGTATGCTTGAACAAGCTGATATACAACTCATAGAATCAATAATAGTACTACCTGAGGCTGAGATTATGACTAAGAGGTCATTGAATCAACTCAAGCAAGTGAAAGTCAAAGCTACTAAGGTGATTGATAAAGAATGTTTCTGCTCTACAGTGAGACGTAAGGTGTGGTATAAGGACTTTTTATCCTGGTATGAAAAGAATGCTTGACCAATACTTGCAGAAAAACTACACAGAGGTGCTCAAATACACAAAGCACTTTATTCAACGACTCAAAATTCCTAGCTCTATAGAAGCTGATGCTGTCATTAATAATGCTTATCTTCATTGTGTTAAGCTAGAAATGGATGAGGTAACAGAAGACAAGGCTAAAAGCTATCTACTAAACACTATCAAGTATGAGCTGATATGGACTCAAGGTTCAAGGACTAAAAAAGATGACATCTATAGATCACATGAGTATCTAGGTGACTCATTAGATGACTCAAGCGACATTGAGCATAAAGTGAACTTAGAAGAGAGTTATAACTTCAAGAAGGCAATGGTGGAGATATACCGTAACTCTTTGGATGATAGAATAAAAAAGATTATCTTTGAGGCATACTATGACAAAGGTTACTCTACTCAGACATCTTTGGCTAAGTACTTTAATATCAATAACACATCAGCTTTCTTTCTAATCAAAGAAATAAAACAAAATATCAAAGAGATACAATATAGGTATAAAAAGTAATATTATGGCATACAAAATTAAAGATGAGTATATCGGAACTACTGTGAAAATATACGATAGATTTCAAGGCACTAAGACAATTGTAGTAGATAATCTTGACTTGACTAAAGTTGACTATTATATGACTACTGGATTGAAGAGAATTTTTGAAGAGGTAACTCCTGAGCCTATTGTAATTGAGTACACAGCAATTGAGGATGTACCAGTGAAGAAGAAACGCACTAAGAAATTTGTTGAGAGATTAGAAGAAGTTAAACAAGAGCAAGAGTCAAACAATGGCGAAGCCTAAATACATAGCTACCCCTGAGGCAATGTGGGACTTATTTGTATCTTACAGAGATTGGTGCAAAGCTAATCCTAGATTTCAATACTCACTTTCTAATAAGACCGGTGAGGCAACTGCTATCCCATTAGAGAGACCATTGACTCAAGTAGGATTTAGAAGTTACGCTGCAGATAATGGTTCAACAGTAACAGATTATTTCTCAAACAAGGATGATAGATATTCTGAGTATGCCACAATCTGTACACGCATAGAGGAGGCCATCCGACATGACCAGATTGAAGGTGGCATGGTTGGTCAATACAATCCATCCATAACTCAAAGACTAAACAACCTGACTGAGAGAGTTGATACCACTTCAAAAGGTGAATCTATCTCTGAGATAAAAGTTAATATTATTACTTCTAATAAAGAGTAATATATCTTAATAATAATAAATATAAGTACTACTAATAGTGGTATGATTTGTCTATGGAAAAAACAAAAATAAAAGAGGAAAATGATTTCTTGAAAGGAGTTAAAATTACTTTTATGCACTTTGACTCAGATGGTAAACTTACTGAATTAGATAGTTTAGAAAAAATAAGTTGGATAGAACATGGAGTTAAACAGCACAGTAATCTTTCAAAAGAATCATGAGGCACTCAATAGCCCTGAGCATAGGTTTATAATCAATGAGGGTGGCTCAAGGTCATCTAAGACCTACTCACTATGTCAGCTGATTATTGTCTACTGTCTGCAGAATCCTAACAAGGTAGTGTCAATCATCCGTAAGACTTTCCCAGCATTAAGAGCAACTGTGATGAGAGACTTCTTAGAGATAATGAAGACACTTGAGATTTATGATGTATCAAGGCACAATAAGTCTGAGCACATCTACACATTTGGCAATGGATCTATAGTGGAGTTCTTCTCAGTGGATGATGAGCAAAAGATAAGAGGTAGAAAGCGTGACCTTGCCTGGTGTAATGAAGCTAATGAGCTGTACTATGATGACTTCACACAGCTCAACATGAGGACAGAAGGAAAGCTAATCTTTGACTACAATCCATCTGAGAGCAACTCATGGCTGTATGAGCTACCAACTGAGGAGTCAATACTAATCAAGTCAACTTACAAAGACAATCCCTTCCTACCTGAGAGTATCAAAAGACAGATTGAAGACTTGAAAAGAACAGATGAGGCACAATATCAAATTTATGCACTAGGAGAGAAAGCAATCTCTAAGAGCAACATCTACAGCAATTGGTCCTTTGTTAAGCATAGACCAGCTAAGTTTACGTCTTATGTCTATGGCTTAGACTTTGGTTACAATCACCCCACTGCATTGGTCAGAGTCTATTGGAGAGATAAAGACATCTACATTGAGCCAGTTATTTATGAAAGCTACTTGACCACTACTGACTTGATAGCTCGCATGGACCAGTTAGGAATTGAGAAGACCATCAACATACTAGCTGACTACTCAAGGCCTGAGACTA